GTGATTTTGTTACCCTATTCATTTTTACTTTACCAGAAGGAGGAGTGAAGGTTTGAATTCTTCTAATTACAAATTCTTTACTTTCATATAACTTACGTTTAACAATAAAAAACTCAATTTCTATTTTTTCAACAGGAACATCATACAATTCAGCAAAATATTTTTTATATAATACTAATTGAAGTTGCTTATTTTCATCTGATTTCATTGTTTTATTCCAACCAGATTTACTTGTTTTAATGTCTATAATTTTAAATGTTTGAGTAGGTTCATGGTACATTACAACATCTAAATAACCTTGTAATAATAAATTAGGTTTATATGTGTGAGGTGTAACTTTAATAGGTACTTCACATCCAACTAAATGCCAACCACGTTTTGAAAAATATTTTTTCTTTCGTTTAGAAAACTCCCTAATTATTTCAACTCCATCTTCATAAAATTCTCTTAATTCTTCTGGTGATGAAAAGTGTTGTTTATTATTTGCTTTATATTGTTTAATATATTCATCTCTAAGTTTATCTTCTAAAATTTCAGAAGTATTTATCTTATCTGCTTCAGCATAACTTTTATCATACATTACTGTGAGATAATGTTGTAAAACTTCATGTAAAGCAGTTCCAAATACAGTATGGATGTTTGAGGTAAATTGTTTATGACCTTCTCTATATTGTAATGACCATTTTTTAGGACATTCATTAAACATAGATAGTTGAGAATAAGAAATTGCCTTTTGATAAGCAAAATTTATCTCAGGCAATTGTTTTTCTCTAATCTCTTTAAGAATAGAGGGTTTCTTTTTCTTTGGCATAACTATATAATACAAAAAAAGCTTGGCTAGGCCAAGCTTAATCTAATTTATATAATAATTAATTTTCAGCTAAATATTTTTTTAAATTTAATTTATTTATTTTAACAAAGTATTCACCCATTCCATCAACATTATCAGTAAAATCTACAGTTCCTACTAATTTTAGTTTTTTAATTTGTTCAGGGGATTCATCTTCAGACCACCCATCATAATCATTTTCAGGTTTATCTAAGAAACCGTTAAAGAAAAAATTGTCATCTTCTAGGTAAATATTAAATTGGTGAGCCCAAGTATCTCCCTCAATTTCCGCCTTAGATACTCCAAATTTAGGATCTAAAGGATATATAGTAAGAGTAATTCCCATAAGAGGACCTGTAAGAATATATGTGGTTTTTTTATTAGGGTTGAATATAGAATCTAAATTATCTTCTTTTAATAATTCATTTTCAGCTAAATATTTTTTTAAATCAAAATTGTCCATTTTATTTTACTTTAATTTATTTTATTTTATGATTCCGGCTCTCACCATTAGCATTTTTCTTTCAGCTAATTGTTCTTCTCCACCCATTATAGCTTCGTAATCCATCATTCCTAATGTAACTCCAACACTACTTAAGTCAAGTATGTTACTTGCTACTCTGTGAAGTTCCTCATCTGATTGGGCATCTTCTCTAGCAAATTCAAGTAAACGAATAAGTAAAGGAGCGTCTAGTTTAGCTATATCTCTTGGGTTTCTCATTTGAGCATTTTTTCTAATTTTTCAGCTTCTTTTTTAGAAAGATTTGGGTAAGCTGAGGTGAAGTCTTCAATATCATATTCACGTCTATCATCTAATAAATTATTTTCTTCAAATTCTTTATATAAATCTTCAGCTTTTATTTCTTTTATAGAATTAACTCGTTTCAATTCATCATATACTTTAGAAACCATATCTCGTTTTTCTTGAGGTTTTCTTTCATAATCAGGCCCAAGTAATTTTTCCATAAACTCTTCAACAGTCATGTTAGGATCTAATTTTAATCCTTCTTCTACAGGTTCTTCTTTTTTTTCTTCTTCAATATCTACACCATATTCATTATCATATCCTTCACCTATAAAATGTTCAAAAGCCATTTCATAGTCTGTTTTTTTTCTAGGATTAATAGTATTAATAGCTCCAACCCCTACAATCCCACCAGCTATATAATGTTCATTTAGGGATTCTTTTTTAGCAGGTGTTCCTGCTAATTCTTGCATTCGTTTGAATTCTTTATTCATTTTATAGTATTTTATTATAAATATTAACCTTTTATTGTTCTTTCAATTTTTTCCAAATAAAGTATAGCATCCATATGTTCTTGTTTAGCATGCTCTATCCAATCTAATAAACTTAAGTCAGTTCTATCTAAATCTGTATTATATTTTTCTTTTCCAAATTTAGCTCTTTCAACAAATTGGTCAATAACTGAATCAACTATTGAATCTGTTTGTTCAATTTTTCTTTTTTTCATTGTATTTTTTTATCCATTGTATTCCCCAATTATACGCGTCTTGTGAGGTTTCAAATCCATCTTCACACTTTTCTGTTATCCAAGATGCTTTACCTTTTCTTAAAACACCTACAATCCATTCTTCTGGGTTGGTTCTTGCTAATGGGCTTATATGTAACCACCAACCATGTGGTATTGTTATTATTGTGTTCAATCCTTTTTTCTTCATTGAATTTAAATTTTTTCGTGTATGTACCAAGGTAAAGTATCTTTTTTCTTTAAAGGTTTTTCATACCAACTTACATTTGGAAGAATTGTTCCTAAATGGCTTTTGTCTAGTAATTCAATGTTATATGTTTTAGGAGATTTAACTTCTATTATTTTCCCAGTATACTTTTCATTTAAAAAAGTACAATATACTTTATCTCCTATTTTTAATTTTTTACCCATTTTTTAATAATTTTTTAGATTTTTTTTCCTCAATTCCCATATTTTGAAGTATTGTTAAAGTTTCTTTTTTCTTTAATACTTCTAAATATCTAGCTGCTGTAAATTTACCGCATTGGAAATATTCACTTAGAATTTCTATAAGTTGGGGGTTATGAGATTTTTTCTTACTTTTTATATATTTTAAGAAAACTTTCTTTTTTGGGATCATTTCTCTATAAATATTATAAGTTTGAATTTTGTTATCATATGGTATAGTTTGAGCGTAATTAGTTAATTCAATATAATTTATATCCATAGACACAAACCGATGAACCATATAGGAGTTAAAACAATCCCATGATTCATCAGTAAAACAATCAGCAGGTGTTTTATAGAGGGTAATTTCGTTTAACCACCCCCATATATTCTTTATCTGCTTTCTGCCTGGTCTTGGGTATTTTAAATTACTCTTCAATAGAAATATCTTTATATTCGTCCCTAATTTCGGGTGGAATAGAATCTTTTAGGATTTTCTTTGATTCTAAATCATAGAATACAGGGATAGGCATAAGCATATCTTCATCTGTTCCTGTTACGAATTTTGATACTTTACGGATCACTACCGCTTGTCCAAATAATTTACCTCCATCGAATCCCTCTACTGCTGTAGTGTTTGTTAGATCAATGTTTGGTTGTTGTGGGGGTGCTTGATTTTGCATTTTTATATATTTATTTAATTGTTTTTTATTATATTAAGCTTTATCTTCAGCAGATGAAACTCTTTTAAACTCAACTGCTAGTTTTTTTATTTCACCCGCTGTTCTGCGAGCATTTTTACGAGAAACTTGTGTTGTTTTTAAATTTTCTTCTTCTAAATAAACCAATTGTGATTTGATTTCATTAATAATTTCATGTAATTTCATAGTTTTTGTTTTTTATATTTATTTAATTGTTTTTATTATTTTGGCTATTGCCGACATTATGTTAATCTCTTTGTCAATTCTAAAATTTGATTGATGGAGATGATCATTTAAAATTATTGTTATTAATCCTTCTTTATTTTTAGCATAAATTGAAACATGCTCAAATAATGCTCGATATAACTCTTCAAAATCTTTTATACCACTATCTGCTATAATTTGTCTTATTTTAATCCAATTTTTCGTTTGGGTAAGTTCTCTTAATACTTCTTTAGTATAATTATTTGAAGCTAGAACTGATTCATCTATTTTGAGGTATAAGTCATTTTGTCCACCATCAGCAGTAGATAGTTGGATTGTATTAAGCATTTTTCTAACATCAGGATAATTTTTATTTACTATAGTAGCTACCTCTTTAACATCATATGAAATGCTTTCTTTTTCCATTATATCTGCTAAATGTTTTGCAATAGTAGATTTTGATGGGGGAACAATTTTAAGTACTTGACAACGTGATTGTATTGGATCAATTATTCTTTCAACAAAATTACACGTTAATATAAAGCGAGTTGAACGTGAAAATGTTTCAATTACATTTCTAAGAGCTGCTTGTCCATTTATAGTGATAAAATCTGCTTCATCTAAAATAACTACTTTTATACCATTCCAAGATGCAGCAGAGGCAAACCCCTTTACTTTATCTCTGATTGTATCAATTCCATTTTCATCACTTGCATTGATGTAAAGGTAATCACAATCTAGGTTTTTAACTATAAGTTTAGCTAGCGTTGTTTTACCTGTCCCAGCAGGTCCATAGAATATAAAGTTTTGAATATCGTTTTGGTCAAGACACTTTTGAATTGTTTCTTTGACTTGTTCATTTCCTACATAATTTTGTAAAACAGTAGGACGGTATTTTTCAACTAATAAAGTGTTGTCTTTCATAACTTATTTTATAACTAATTATACGAAAACTTTTATTAAAAAACAAACTTTATCTTATAATCCTGCTCTTTTTTGCATTAAATGTAAATCAAGATCAAATTCCATTTCTTCTTTTAACATTGCTTTTTTAATAAATAGTTTTTTTCGTTGGTCAGCTGAGATGCCTGTTATAATGAGTTTATATTTTCTTTCACCATCTATATCAACAGGTTCTGTTTCATATTTTGCTGTGGCAACATCTCCAATTTCTTTTTTAAATTGATTACGTATTTTTTCAACTTTATCTAAAGAATCAGCTGTTACTGTTAATGGTGGGACTTTTTCCTTTTTAGGTTTTTCAAGTACTTCACCTTCCTCATCAGTATCTAATCTTTCAACATCAACTAATTTATACTTAACATCAGCTTTATCCATTATAGTATTTAAAACTTTTTGTAGATAAGGTCTAGATGAATAGGGACTTTTATCAAATGGAAAAATTATTTTATCATCTTTTACATAAAAATGATTATCTTTTTCTAATACTCCTCCATATTTTTTAATATTATCAGGTGTTTTAAGAGGATAATAATAATCAATTTGATTTGTTTTACCTGCTTTTTTTACACTAAATATACCAGTAGCTACTAATTCTTGAAAATCTTCTATAGATGATAGTTTATTAATAGCTTCTTCATTTGAATCTACTTCTAATTCTTTTTTAATATTTTCCCATTCTGGGTTGCGTTCTATAGCATCTTCAATTTTGAGTTTTTTTCTAGGGAGAATTATTTCCCCCCAGTTTTGTGAAGCGGCTTTATATCTTTGATTAGGATTTCTAGGACCAAATACTTTTTCTATAGCTTTAGGATCTCTTAAACTTTGAGCATAAACACCATAATTATTTATATTGCTTAAAGCTTTAACTACACTATCAGTATCACCTGTTTGAATTGCTATATCATATTTGGCTCTTGCAGATCCTACACCTTCTTCTTCTTCTGCTTCTCTTAAAATGTCTATAAATCTCATATTAATTTAATCTATTTTCAATTTTAAATTGTTCCCATTTTTTTGTAGAATTAGTACTATCACTTGTTGTACGTCCTGTGTGAAGACCATCATACCAAGCTTTTTTAATAAGGTCAGTACTTTCATTTTCTGTGAGGTCATTTTCAGCTTTAATCCAAGTAGAAGGAAATTTATCAGGGTGTGTTAAATATTCTAAGTCATCTGCAACTCCCGATACATCACTCCAATTTTCTGTTTTTAAAGCATTTCTTAATTCTTTTGCTAAGACTCTGATATGCTCTGCTGGGTCTTTTTGCTCTGGGTCGAAACCTAGATCAGTATGGGGTCCATTGTTTTCTTCTTGATTTTCTCCTAGCTTATTTTCAGCTAAATATTTTTTTAAGTTAAAATTGTCCATTTGATTATTTTGTTATAAATATACAAAAAAAGGGGACCAATTATGATGGGTCCCCGTAAATGTTGTATCTTTTAGTTGGTTCAGGAATTATTTCTTTTTCCTCACTTCTTATTACGTAAAGCTTACCATCTAAAGGTGCTAAACGGAATTCAACCTGTTCTTGATTTTTATCAAACCAGGCCTCTAAAGCATCAGTTATTGTTTTATGAATAATTTTATTTTTATCTCCCACAAGTACCCACTGGTCTCCAGGGGGTACTCGTGTTGCAATAAGTTCATTATATTCTACGTTTTCTATCTCCATTACATCATCATTGAAGGATCTATCATTGGTTGTGATTCTTTCTCATTTTTTGGATTATCAACAATTGTACATTCTGTTAATAAAATAGTACCTGCAATTGAAGCTGCATTTAAGAGTGCATTTTTAGTTACTTTATGTGGGTCAAGTATACCTGCTTTTTTCATGTCTACAACTGAGCATGTTTTCAAATTGTATCCTGTAAATCCTTTTTTACCTTTTAAATCACCCATTTCAATCATTTTAGCATCTGCTTCAGAATATCCTGCATTTGTTAAAATGTATTCAAATGGTTTACCACAAGCATCGTATACAATCTTTTGACCATATTTAAAGTCTTCAGATCTTTCATCTTGTTTATTAATGTTATCTAAAACATTTTTACGAGCATATAATAAAGCAACTCCTCCACCTGGAACAATTCCATCTGCCAAAGCACATTGTGTAGCGTGTAGAGCGTCATCTACTCTATCTTTTTTCTCTTTCATTTCAGTTTCAGTACTTCCACCTACATGAACAAGAGCAACACCACCTACAAACTTAGATAAACGTTCTTGCAGTTTTTCCATTTCAAATGGTGTTTCTGCTTTACGAATTTGTTCTTCTAATTCTTCAGCTCTTTTAGTAATTGCTTCTTCAGTACCTTGACCATCTACAATTGTAGTTTTTTCTTTGGTTACAGTTACTGTTTTTGCTTCACCAAACCATTCCCAATTGAATTTGTCAAGTTTCATACCTTTTTCTTTATCAAATACAGTTCCACCTGTTAGTGTAGCAATATCATCTAAAATAAGTTTTCTACGCTCTCCAAAGTCTGGGGCTTTAACAGCAGCTACTTTTAAAGTACCTCTCATTTTATTTACAATAAGTGTAGCTAAAGCTTCACCATCAATGTCTTCAGCAACGATCAATAATGATTTACCTTTTTGAGATACACCTTCTAAAATAGGTAGCAACTCTTTTACTTGTGTAAATCTATGGTCTGCTAGTAAAACATAACAATCTTGTAACAATGTAGACATTGTATTGTTGTTTGTAACAAAGTAAGGTGATTTATAACCTCTATCGAATTGACAACCTTCAACTACCTCAAGATATGTTTCATCTGTTTTAGACTCCTCAATGTAAACAACACCTTCTCTACCAACTTTTTCCATTGCTCGAGAAATTAATTTACCTACTTCTTCATCATTATTAGCTGAAACTGTAGCAATTTGTTGTAGTTGTTCTTCTGAAGTAATTTTTTCAGATCCATCTTTAAGTGATTCAAGTACTTGTTTTACACCAGCATCAATACCACGTTTAATTTCAACAGCATTTGCTCCATCATTCAAACGATTCAATCCACCTTTTACTAACTCACGTGCTAATAAAGTTGAGGTTGTTGTACCATCACCTGCATGGTCAGCTGTTTTAATTGCTGCTTGCTTAAGTAGTTGTGCACCTAAATCTTCAATTGGGTCTTCCAATTTGTTGATCTGTCTAGCTACTGAGACTCCATCTTTTGTAGAATGTACAACTCCTTGATTCACATAAACAACATTTCTACCATTTGGCCCCAATGTTGCTACTACGGCATCGGCTACTTTGTCCATACCGTTAACTAGTTTTTTACGAGCTTCTGCTCCAAATTCAATATTATTACTCATTATTTTTTATTTTTAAATATTAGTTTCTTCCATATTCTTCATAATAGAGGATACTTCTTCAACATCAATTGATTTTTTAACTCTTGCTAGAATTTGGTTTTCTGGTCCTATGAAATATTCTTCTCCTTTGTGTTCTAATTTGGAGAATCCCATTGTTGGGAGAATTACAGTATCTCCTTCTTTAATAATTGTTTCTATAAAATGGCCTGTTGCTGTTGGTTTACCGGGTCCAACTGCTATAACAGTTCCTCTCTCATTTCGATCTTTACCTGCATCAGGTACTACAATAGAGCCGTACATTGTTTCTTCTTCCTCTATTGGTTTTACTATTACTGCATCAAATAGTGCTTCTAGTTTCATAATTCTATTTTATTTAATAATGTTTCTAATCCTATTTTTACTTTATTCCAAGATTCAATATAACCTTGGATTGAATCATACTCTCCTTTACTTTCATGAAATTTTTCTTTTGCTATCCTATTTAAAGCATTTTTAAAATTTGAATAGTACCCTACAGTTTTTTCTATTTCTTTACCTGTTGCTTTTTTACCAGCAAAACCTCGTGTTGAAATAGTTTTTTCTAAAACTGTAAAATTTGTTGCATCTTTAGAAATATAAAAAGGTTCCATTAATGGGTCCCTAATAATATGATAGTTAGATTTTGAAGAATCATTGTCTTTAGAGGGACGTCCTCGGTTCTGAGTTTTTGGCATAACTGTATTTAAATTATTTATTTATAATATATTAAAACTTATTTGGGTTTCCAAATTTTTATATAAATATCAAAAAGCACTTTCTTCTTTACGAATCATATAATAAGTACTTATAGCATTTTCAGACTTAAATTTTAATTTCATTAAACCTTGATAGCTTAAATATAAAGTTCCTTCTTCTAAGTCTTTATTCATATTTAAAATAGTTTTAAACATATCTGAATTAAAAGGAATACTTACATTATCTTGTTTTATTTGCCCTATTAAATTATAGGTAATTTTATTATTATGACCTTGTTCATCCCCAAAAGTAATTACACATATATCACCCCCATCTAAATCCGTATCTGGAGATATAGTCATGTTACCTATTCCAGTTAATGCAGATTTTGCTTTAACTAGATTATCTATTTGTTCTTTTTCAAGTGGTAAAGTCATATCCCATTTAGGTTCATCTACTGTACCTACTTTTCTAATTAATAAAGGGTCAGATAATGCATAAGTTAAGTTAAAATCACTATCAGCTAAAAACATCTTTGTGTAAATAGCTTTTGTTTTTTCAAAACTGATTAGTAAATCACCTGAAGTAATATTTACTAGGTTTAATAATTTTTTAGTATCAAAAATAGCTAGATTACTGTCTTCAATATCAATATCAGTATGAGTGATATTTCCTATAACTTCTTTATTTATAGACATAAAATCTATTGATAAAACTTTATCTTTTATTTTCCATTTAACCGAAGGTATTTCTCCAAGGTGATATTTGTTGATAATACTTTGTAAAACTAATTTATTAACCATATTTAAATATAATAACTTTTTTTAAAATAACCTAATTTAATCGTAACTTAATCCTAATGAGTTATAAAATGCATTTTGTAAATCATCTTCATTATATTTTGTTTCTATATCTTCATTATTTTTAGAATATATATACCCTATTATTTCAACCTCGGCATCATTACAATTGTCAGGATCTAAAAGGAAACCAGGACTTTTTTTTTCTAATTCATCATATGGGTTAGGCATACTTAAAATCCATTTTTTATCATTTGGTAAATCTAAAAAATGAGAGTATCCTATAATTTCTTTAACTTTTTTTCCATTTTTTATTTCAAAATCATCTGTTAAACCTTTTTCACAATAAAAATATTTATATTTTTTTGTATTTTGATAATATTCAGGAGTGTATTTTACTATTAAATCATCTTCAATATTAAAGTTAAAGTCTTTAAGTTCACCTTTATCATCAATAAAAGCTTCATTTAAAAGAAGATTATTAGATAAATATTTTTTTAGATTAAAATTATCCATTTTTTATTATAAATATTAATTAAAATTAAAAATCTATATATTTTAGTTGTCCTTTTTCATCCATAGCAATATTGTCTCCATGCCAATCAGTAATTTCATAAAAATCATCTTTTTCTACATTATTATTAACTTCCCAATAGAAATCATATATTTTTTTAGTTAAATTAAATACACTAGAATCTTGTCTAATAAGCCAATTAAATTGGAAGTCAACTATATA